CGTTGACTGGTGGCACCTGCCGTAGCCTGATTTTTAGCAGCACAAACTCCCCGGCATCGGCTGGGTTTTTTTGGAGAAATACCAATGAGCACTCCCCGCAAATGGTCGAATGTCGCCGTTGCCATGCAATCTGCGCTAGGCGCCGACATCACGATTACCGCTATCAGCAAGGCGTCAGAGGGCGTCGTTACCGCGACCAACACCCTGAGCAACGGCGATTTCATCACCCTGACGATTCAGGGCATGTACCAGCTCAACGACCGCGTGGCCCGTGTCAAAGCGGTTTCCGGAACCGGCTTTACCCTGGAGGGCGTCGATACCACGCTGTTCGACACGTTCAGCAGCGGCACGGCCAACAAAATCACCTTCGGCACCTCAATCACCACCGCGACCAACATCACGTCGTCCGGTGGGGACTTCGACTTTATCGAAACGACGACGATCCACGGCAACAGCAAGTCACAGATCCCCGGGCTGCCGAATCCCGCCAACTTCTCATTCGACAACATCTGGGATGTCTCCGATGCCGGCCTGCTGGCCATCAAGCTGGCCAGCGATGGCCAGGCCAAGCGCGCCTTCAAGTTTACCTTTGGCACCGGCGGGCAGATCATGGCATTCAACGGCTATGTCGGCGGCAACCTGCTGCCGGCCGGTCAGGCGCAGGGGCTGGTGACCACGCAGACAGTGATCACCATGAACGGCTCGCCGACGTATTACGCCTCCTGATGAGCACGTTATCCGAAAAAATCCGCAAGGCGCGCGAGATCCGCGTGGACGTCGGCGGCAAAACGTTCATCATCCGGCGCCCGACGACGCTCGACATGATAGACTTGCAGGGCAAGTCGGCAGCGCGAGCGATCCTCCCGCACATCATCGGCTGGGAGGGAGTCACCAGCCTCGATCTGTATCCTGGGGGCGACGCGGCGCCGGTGCCGTTCGACACCGACGCCTGCGCCGAATGGCTGGCCGATCGCGTGGATTTTCTCGTCCCGATCGCGCAAGCCGCGGTCGACGCCTACGACACCCACCACCGGCTCATCGCTGACGACGCAAAAAACTGACCGGCTGGCTTGAGCAGCAGAATCTTCCTGGGCAACTCAGGCCAGCCGGCCACCCGCCCAACGAAATCGCCCTGGCTATCCGCGCTTGGAATCTCTGCGGCGGCATGGAGTGGGAAGCGATTCCGATTGTTGCCGACATTTTAGGCGTGCGCGACGTTGAGCGATTGATCTACCAGATGACCATTATCAGAGACCACCAGAGGCCGACCTAATGCCCATTGCCAAATTGTCGATCGACCTGGAAGCGAGGCTTACTAAGTTTGAAGCTGGGCTGACCAAGGCACAATATTCCGCTGAGAGGTCGGCTCGGAAAATTGAGGGCGCATTCTCCGGAGTTGGCGACACCATTCACGGCGCATTTGCCGGGATTGTAGCGGGGCTTTCCGTCAGCGCGATCACGAACTTGATTCAGCAGGCCGTCGACGCGCAAGACGCTCTCGTTGACCTCAGCAAATCCACCGACATAGCCGTTGACAAGCTAGCCGGCATTGGATTTGCAGCGCAGACCACCGGTGGCGACCTCGAATCGATTGCCGCTGCAATCAACAAGCTGCAAGTCAATATCGGTAAAGACCCGGAGAAGTACAAGCAGCTTGGTATTGACGCCAAAAACGGTTATGAGGCGTTCAAGCAGCTAGCCGATATTTTCGTTTCGATCGAAGATCCGGAGAAACGCTCTGCTGTCGCGGCGGAAGCGCTTGGCAAGGCATGGGCAGGCTCTGCTGCGGCTCTGTCAGAGGGTGGTAAGGGATTTTCCGATCTAGTCGCGAAAGGCGAAAAGCTTTCAAGCGTAACAGTCGAATCTGCGGCCCGTGCGGCAGAACTAAATTCAAAGCTGGATATTTTGAAAGCGCGCGCTTCAGGCGCTGCGCATGAATTCGTCAACTCTCTTGTTCCGTCGCTCGATCGTACCGCCGTTCGCATGGAGGCGCTGGCCGCGCAAGGCAATGGGCTCCAGGCGGTTTTCATTGGGCTTATCGGTCTGGCAAAACTGCCTTTCGACGCGGTTTTTGGTGAGGTTGATTTGTCGCACAGAAAGCAGGTTTCCGAGCTTGAAAACACGCTCTCAATACTTGAAACAAAAGCCAAGCGCGCGGAATCTGCGGATGGAGGTCTGCTGAATCAATGGGTTTACGGGAAAAAGGGCGAATTTGACCAGCAAATATTGGCCACTCGCGGCCAACTTGATGCGCTGAAGAAATTCGGCGACAAGCTCAAGCCGTCCGGTGACGGAGAATCAAAGCCAAAGCCGCCATCATCAGACGCCATCAATCGCTTTATCCATCCTGGCGGAACATCAAATGGTGGCAGAGCCAACACGTCTAAAACCGTTGACGACGGCCAGCGGCTGTTGCAGCAACTCAAGGACAGAATTCTCGCCACGCAACACCTGACCGAAGTCGAAAAACTCGAAGCGGAGATCGCCGATGGCAAATACAAGACGGCCAGCGCCGCGAATCTCGAAAAGGCAAAGGGGTTTGCCCAGACGCTGGATAATTTGGCCTCCCTGCGCGCCGCCGCCGATGCCGCCGCCGAGGAGCAGCGCAAGCGCGCTGACGATTTCCAGCGGATTTTCGACGCCACGCGCACCCCGGCAGAAGCGCTGAATATCGAAATCGCCCGGCTGATGACCCTGCTTGACAACGGAACGCTCGGCGAGGGGGCCGCGGCACTCGAATTGTTCGGACGTGCCGCGCAGCAGGCCGGAGAGAAAATGCAGGGTCTGGAAGACCAGGTGCAGGCTACCGTGTCCGGAATCGATGTCTTTGCCAAGTCAGCGGCGAAAAATATTCAGTCGGCATTTGCCGATTTTTTGTTCGATCCCTTCGCAAATGGCACGAAATCCATGCTGCAGAGTTTTGGAGAAACCGTCCGCCGCATGATCGCCAACGCCGCGGCGGCTGATCTCGGCCGGCGTTTGTTCGGTGATCTTGGCGGGAAAGGCGGGCTTGGAGGAGTCGTCGGCGCCGGTCTGGACCGGGTCAAAGACTGGCTCAAAGACGCCCTACCCAGCTTTGACATCGGCACCGCCTACGTGCCGCGCGATATGATCGCTCAGATCCACAAAGGAGAACGCATCGTGCCGGCTGCCGACAACCGGCCAGGCGCCCTTGGCGGACATTCCATTTCCGTGGTCATCAATATGGGCGGGAGTGGATCGCCGGAGGAAGTGCGCCGCGCCGGCGGTGCGGCCGCTCGCGAAGTGCTCGGCGCCATCTCGGCTGCCAGGAGATACTCCTGATGGCAGAATTCCTCGAAGAGCGCATGCCGCTCGATATTCGCATGGGCGTCAGCCATTCCAACGACTATTCTGTCATCATAATTCGGACCGCCGGAGGCGCCGAGTATCGTCAGCTCGTCCATCCATATCCTCTACGTCGCTGGACGCTCAACTTCACCCTCCTGCGCGATGATCTCGCCGCCAGGGTGCTGGCACTTTACCATCGTGCCTATGGAAGATTCGCCGGATTCCGGGTGCGCGACGTCGACGACTACAACAGCAGTGCCAGCGGCCGCGGGGCAATCACCAATCTCGACCAGACGGCGACGCGCATCTCTGCCGGCATTTATCAGTTGCGCAAGGAATACGGCGCTGGCGGCTCGCCGCTGGGCATCGGACGCCCGGCGAGGATCGTCTACAAACCGGTTTCCGGAACCGTGATTGCCGCAAAAAATGGCGTGTCCATCAGCTCCGGGTTAAGCGTGGACACCACAACCGGGCGCCTCACGATCTCTCCAGCGCCGTTGGTTGGCGACACGATTACCGCTGGATTTGAATTCGACATCCCGGCCCGTTTCGACTCGGCGATGGTCGTGTCATCACTCTCGCGCGATGTCCGTGACTGCGGATCGATCGACATCATCGAGCTGCTCGCGCCATGAAATCCGTCGTCACCGATGCTGAGCTGCGTGTACTGTGCCTGCGCATCATGCCAGTGATCGGGGCTACGATCTACCTCACCGATCACCCGCGCGATCTCACGATGAGCGGCCACACGTACCTGTCAACGTCTGGGTACGAATTCACCGGCTACTCGGCGACCGCCGGATTCTCACCCGGCAGCCTCGATCTGCAGGGCATTTCCGGTGTTGCCGACATCAGCCGCGCGCAGATCGCATCTGGCCTGTTCGACGGCGCGGTGGTCAGCATTTTCGCCACCTCGTGGTCCGCTCCTATCGAGGACGAGGAGCCGATCGTGCGCGGGATATTCGGCAAGGCGCGTCTGGAGGACGACCGCTATGTGATCGACGGGCTGTCGCTGATCGACGCTCTCAACACGGCGCGCAATGACCAGTTCACCGCACAGTGCCCGAAGGTGTTCCTGTCTCAAGGTTTCGGCGGCTGCCTGGTGCCGGCCGCGCCTAATACCGTGACTGGCAGCTTGACCAGCGTGAGCAGCGCCTCGTCTTTCACCGACACTGGACGCGGCGAGGCGTCCGACACGTTTGCCGCCGGTACGATCCAGTTCACTTCGGGGCAGAACGCCGGCCTGAAAGCACTGGAAATCCGGAGTTTTTCGGCCGGCGGGGTGATCGAGACGTTCGAATCGTTTTACTATTTGCCGCAGATCGGCGACAACTACACGATGGTGCGCGGCTGTCGCAAAAGGCGATCGGACTGTGAGACGCGGCAGGGAGTTTCCGGGACCTTCAACAACATCATCAATTTCGGTGGCTTCCCGTGGGTTCCTACCGGCAGCACCTACGGGCAATGGGGGCAGAAATGACCGCTGACGATCTGATCAGAGCTGCCCGCCGCTGCCTCGCCACGCCGTTCCGCCATCAGGGCCGCGTCCCTGGCGAGGCACTCGATTGTGCCGGGCTGCTCGCTGAGGTGGCGCGCGCCAACGGTTGCCCGGTGTGCGATCAGCAAGGCTACAGCCCGGAGCCCTCCGGCGATTCGCTGCTGCGTGCCGTCGATGCGCAGCCCTACCTGATTCGCCTGCCGGGTGGCCTGGCCGACGCCGCCGCCGGCGACGTGCTCGCCATGCGCTTCGGTGGTGCGCCGCACCACCTCGCCCTGCACTGCGGAGCGACGATCGTGCACGCCTGGGCGGCGGTCGGCTGCGTCTGCGCGCATGAACTGACCGCCGCCTGGCAGCGGCGCGTGGTTGCCGCCTGGCGCTTCCGGGATCTGGCCTCATGAGTACCGGACGCATTGTCGGAACGATCATCGGTGCAATCGTCGGGAAGTTAATCCCACCCGTCGGTCTGGCGCTCGGCGCCTCGCTCGGCGGTGCGCTCGGGGATCTCGTCGCCCCGCCGAAAACTCCGACTGTCGATGGGCCGCGGCTGTCCGATCTGTCGGTGCAGACCAGCACCTACGGCGCGCCGATCCCGCGGGTGTATGGCACGATCACCCTGTACGGCAACGTGATTTGGTTGGAAAACAATCGGCTCACGGAAAAATCCAAAAAATCAGGTGGTGGCAAGGGTGGTGGCAAGGGCAGCGCCGCGCGCACCCGCACCTACAGCTATTCTGCGACGTTTGCCGTGGCCCTTTGCCGAGGCCCGATCGTTGGGGTGCGCCGCCTCTGGCTGGGTCCGAATCTGGTCTACGACGCCGGCGCCACCGATCACGAGACGATCCGCGCCAGCAATCAGGCGGCCAGCCTGTTCACGCTCTACCCAGGCAGCGACACGCAGGAGCCGGACCCGCGCATTCAGGCAACCCTCGGGGTCGATCACACGCCGGCCTGGCGCGGCCTCGCCTATCTGGTGATCGCCGATCTGCCGCTGGCCAAATACGGCAACAGCCTGCTCGGCGCGCCGGTCAAAGCCGAGGTGGTGACCGCCGGCACGCAGACCGACTACGGGGTGACTGCGCAAACCGCGCCGATGGCGCAGGGCGCCCGGATCGTCTGGCACCGCGACCGCTTCATCGCGGCCGAGTTCGACGGAAAAATCTGGACCTCGCCGACCGGCGAGACCGGCACCTGGACCCTGCGCTACGACGACGCGGCATCCGGCGAATTCCGGCTGGCTACAAACGGCGAAATCTGCGTGCTGACGCGGTTTGCCAGTCCGTTCGTTCTCACTTCCTACGATGGCATCACTTGGGTGCAGCGCGTCGTCCCAGACTGGTTCGGTAGCTCCATGCTGGTCGATGTGGTGGCCGGAGGCCGTGGCTTCCTAGCCAGTGCGGATTGCACCTCCGGCGTGCAGTGGTTCGCGTTGTCTCCCGATGGCATCGTCTGGTATCCACAGGCCGTGCCGGCCTCCGGCTACTGGTTCACCCCGCTCTGGAACGGCTCCGTCTATGTGGTGCTCAATGGCGGCGGCGCCAGCGGAATCTGGACCTCGCCGACCGGCCTTGAGGGCACGTGGACCCTCGCCTACACCAGCGCGACGCAGTATTACCGCGCCACCGTGCTCGCCGGACGTTTCGTCCTGGGCGGCAATGACTCCAGCACCCTGACCTCGGACGACGGCTATACCTGGACGCTGCATTCGGCAGCCCTGCCGGGCTCCGCCGAGGCGATGGATGCGCTGGGCGAGGTCGCCATCTGTCTGCACTACGGGACATTCAGCGTGTCGTCGGACGGGGTGACCTGGGTCGAATATCCGATGGGGGCGGCGCAATCGGGCTGGCACGGACTGGCCAGCAACGGAGCGGTCTGGCTGGCCTATCGGGACAGCGGCATCGCCTACACGATCCGGCCAACAGCTCTGGCCAGTGCCTCGACCACGCTCGCCGACATCGTCAGCGCGGAATGCTTGGGCTCCGGCCTGCTCGAGGCCAGTGACATCGATGTCAGTAGCCTGACCGACACCGTGCGCGGCTACCGAATCGGGGCTTTCGGCACCCTCCGCTCGGCGCTCGAACCGCTGCAGGCTGCATGGCCATTCGACATCCGGCAGCACGGCTATCAGATCGAATTCGTTCGCCGGGGCTCCGCCGGGGCTGTCGTCACCGTGCCGGGCACCGACCTCGACGCCCGCCCGGACAGCCAGTCGCCTGGCGTGCAGATCACGCTGCAGCGCGAAATCGACGCCCAATTGCCGCGCCGGGTAAGCGTGCAATATCTCGACGCCGAGCGCGAATACGACACCGGAGCGCAGTACGCCGAGCGGCTCAACAGTAGCGCGCTCAACGAAACGCTGCTCGACCTGCCGATCGCGCTGACCGGTAGCGAGGCGGCCGGCATGGCCGAAGTGCTGCTCTATCTGGCCTGGCTCAATCGCACCGAGGTTAATTTCTCGTTGCCGCCAACCTACGCCTACCTGGAGTGCGCCGACGTGGTGAATCTGACCACGCCGGAGGGGATTCTGCCGGTCCTCCTGCACTCGATAGAGTACACCAGCGATCATCGGCTGGACTGCAAGGGGCGTCCCGATCGCCCCGCGCTGTATCAACCGGTCGCCCTGGGCGGCGCGCCGGAGACCACCGGCCCGACGACGATCTCGACGATCGGGCCGGCGACGCTGGTGCTGCTCGACCTGCCCCGCCTGACAACCGCGCAGGACAGCCCGCTGCTGCTCGTCGCCATGGCTGGCGGCAACGACGTCTGGCCTGGCGGCGCGCTGCTGCGTTCGCTCGACGACGGTGCCAGTTTCGATCAGCCGCTCGAAGTGTTTCCGCCGGGCGCCACCATCGGATCGACCGGTGCGGCGCTCGGAGTGGTCGATTCGCGCGTCGTCGATACCGCCTCGCGCCTGACCGTCACGTTGGCCAGCGGCAGCCTGGAGAGTGTGTCACGCGCGCTGATGTTCGCCGGAGCGAACCATTTCGCCTATGGCGAGGACGGCCGCTGGGAGGTCATCGCGGCGGCCAATTGCACCCTGATCAGCGGCGCCGACTATGCGCTGACCGATCTGCTGCGCGGCGTGGCCGGCACCGAATGGGCGATGGGGCTGCATGTCGATGGCGACCGGTTGATTGCCCTCGACACCGATTCGTTGGAATCGCTGCCGATCGAGATCGCTGCACTTGGCCAGGAACGCCTGTATCGGGCGGTGACCTTCGGCCTGGACGTGGCGACTGGGTTGTTACGCGAGCAGACCTGGCGCGGAGTGCAGTTCAAGCCGTTGGCGCCCTGCCTGCTGACCGGCGAGCGGGATGCTGGCACTGGTGACTGGCTGCTGTACTGGGTGCGCCGAACCCGCATGGGCAGCACCTGGCGTGATCAGGTCGACGCGGACCTCGGCGAATCGGTGGAGTCCTACTGGGTCGAGATTTACCAGGACTGGACCTACACTACGCTGCTGCGCACGATCATCAGCAGTGCGGCGTTTGCGGCCTACACCGGGGCGCAGCAGACGACGGATTTTGGTGGTATCCAGACCACACTCTATCTGCGCATTTATCAATATTCCACGGTGGTCGGCTGCGGTTATCCGCTGACCACAGAAATCACGAGGTGATCCATGTCGCACAGTACATCTCTGCTCGATCTGATGGCGATCGCGCAGGCTGGAAAAGAATACTCTGTCAACGCACTGGTAGACGCATCCAGTCCAGCCACCATTTACGGACGGCGGGCATCAACCTGCAGCGGTCTGCAGTGGGGCTGGTACGGCGGGACGCTGCTGGTCGATGGGGTGCTGACGGCGATCGCCAACGGCACGCTGACGCTGACCGCGAGCGCCACCAATTACGTCGAGGCCGATCGCTCCGGAGCGGTCAGCGCAAACACCACCGGCTACACCGCCGGCTCCGTCCCGCTGTACACGATCGTCTGCGGCAGCGCGACGGTCACCAGCTACAGCGATGACCGCGTCTGGGTACAGCCGGAGCACGTCACCAGCAAGGTGACGGTCACCGTCACCACCGCCAATGTCACCCTCTCGGCAGCGCAGGCGAGAGCCCGTTACCTGATTCTCTCCGGCACACTGACCGGCAACCGCAACGTCATCGTCCCCAACCACTGGCAGGGAATCGTTTTTTGCAACAACGCTGGGGCCTATACCACGACCGTCAAAACATCTGGCGGCTCCGGCATCGTCGTCGGACAGGGCAAGCGGGCCATCCTGCTCGCTGATGGCACAAATGTCGTGAGGGTCACTGCGGATGCCTGATATATCATGGCAGCCACATGGGCGTTCCTGATCATTTCCAGTTTCTTCAAAGATTGAAAGCGCACCGATGAACGCACTGATGGCCGACCTGGCACCGTATATTCTGGCCGGCCTGTTCGGTCTGGTGGGATGGTATTTGCGCGACAACGCCCGACAGCACCAGGCGCTGGTCGATGCGGTCAAGGGCATCCCGGCGACGATCGCCAACCTGGAACAGAAGCTCGAAGACAAGATCGACACGCACGCCCGTCGATTCGACAAATACGCCCTGTATCACGAAGCGCGGCTGACTGCCGTCGAAACCCGCTGCGCGATCGAGCACGGGGAGATGACAGACCGCCGGGCAACGGCGCAGAAGGTGGTCAGTTGGCAGGAACGCAGCGATGTCGGGAACGCTGGCGCAAAGGCCGGGCCATGATCACGAGGCTCCAGCCAAGCGCCCGCCCGGCCGAACCGTTCCGCATGATCGACGCGGCGAACGAGCACGAAGCGCTGCTGGCGGAACGGCATCTGTTGAGGTCTCTACTGCGACGCTGCGAGGGCGTGTTGCAGAATGTGGCGATCGAGGCGCGTACCGCGGGAGAGCGGGACGCCATTGTCGAGGAGCTGTTGAGGGATATTTCGGTTGCCACTGAATGATGGAACCGATGAAGCTAGGAATGGTGTTTACCACCCGCAGCACCAAGATGAATGGCGAATGGATCATCACTAGACGGCAGCCAGCCAGCGCGCCGAACATCGCAAACAGCACAGTCAGTCCCATCATCCAAATCTCCGCGCTCCGTGGCCGGCGAATCCGAAGCTGGTACACGCCGGCCACGTAGTCGGCTCCGGTGCCGTACTTGCGCCAGAAGCACCACGCGGCGCTGAAACCGTCCGCGCAGTTGCCATGGTAGATCACAAGGGGTCGGTTCATTCGTCGTTCCTTTCGCTTCGGAAACAGGGGCACAACAGGGCGCTTAAAGTGACCTCGCCGGCAAGCCGGCTCGGCCCCTTAGCTCAGCGTTAGGCCTAATCACCAAGCAGCCGCCGCTAATCTCAACCTCACCGCTGCTGTCAATCCAGCTCGTTGCTGGTTGCATCTTAGCCGTGTAGATGTGCAGGTATCCCATAACCATCCGGTGAAATTTCGATTCGCTTCGCTACGCAAGACCCGCCTTCGGCGGGA